TACACCATCAAGGATATTAAGTTCTGCGGCAGTACTTGTCACACCGTCAAGGATATTAAGTTCTGCTGCGGTACTTGTTACACCATCTAAAATATTAAGTTCTGCTGCGGTACTTGTTACACCATCTAAGATGTTAAGTTCTGCTGCTGTAGATGTAACGGTTGTTCCGCCTATAGATAATGCGTCTGTTTCAAGCGTACCATCAAAGTCTCCGTCTACAGCATCTATATTACCTACAAATTCTGTAGCAGTTAATTTACCTGAACTTGGGTTATAAGTAAGTCCTGTGTCAGTTTCTAATCCTTGAGTTCCTGTAGCCCCATCAACAAATACTGGGAAGATAGTTTCGTCTGTACTGTTGTTTGCAGATACTGTTACTGATGTAGCTAATGCTGCTGTTCCAGTTGTATCTTGATTAAGCGTACCAATTACAAAGTCTAATGTGTTATCGCTATCCTCATAAGTAACAGTTATATTTGTTTCAGTATTTGAGCTAACCATAGCTCCTACAGTATCACTAATTGTTTCTGCTAAAGTTACACCGCCTATAGTAATTGCATCAGCTTCAAGAGTACCATCAATATCTGCATCACCACTAATGTCTAGTGTAGCTGCATCTAGTTCTCCAGAGATTGTAATATTTCTGCCACCAGTAATATCTTTATTAGAGTCAGTAATAATTGCTTTACTTGCAATAACTGTACCGTTTGTAATACCATCTATAAGATTTAAATCTGTTGCGCTAGCAGTAACACCATCAAGGATATTAAGCTCTGCAGCGGTAGACGTAACACCATCCATAATGTTCAGTTCTGCTGTAGTAGCAGTAACTCCATCCATGATATTGAGTTCTGCTGCAGTAGCAGAGATTGCAGTACCATTGAAGTTTATAGCATCTGCATAGACTGTACCATCAAAGTAGCCATCTTTAAATTCTAATGAGCTTGTACCTAAATCTATATCATTATCTGTAACAGGTACAATAGCTCCGTCTTGTATTCTTATTTGTTCTACTGCTGATCCACTAACTTCTACAAAAACTCCCCAACGATTGTTAGTGCTGTCTGCAACAATTTTATTTAGGAAATCTAAGTCTCCAATAGTATGAATATTACCACCTTGTCCTGCAGTACCATCATGTCTGTGTCCTGTAGAACTTGCGCTACTAGAAGAGTAACTAAAAGCATTAAGTAGTTGATTGTATTCATTGTTAAAAAGAGCAGCAGTTATAGTATCCCCATCTGCTATGGAACTCTGTCTAGTATATGTTTGAGCCATTTTCTATAATCTCCCAGAAGGTCTGTAGTTTACATATAAACCGTTAATAGTGTACGGTGCGTTAGTGTCTTCACTAAATATTTTAAAGAAGTTACTGTGGCCACTTCCTTGAATGTGTTGTCTTATAAGAGGAGCTTCAGGCGCACCAAAAGTAGCAGCATTAAAAGTAGATGTTCCAAAAATAGCAGGTTCTGCAACTTCTAAAGAAACATCACCTGGTTGTATTTTTTCTGTAGTATCAAAATCAAATCTAACTCTTAATGTAGGATCTGCAGCTCCTTCTGGTTTTAAAGATACTTTAACATGATCTAAAGTTTTTAAAGTTCCAAAATCTCCATAATCAAAATCAGGAGATTGGTACTCAGCTAGAATACTTGTTGAAGTTCCTTCAGGATTAAAAGCACTTCCTGTATCATGATTATAAACATATCCTGCTCTATCTCCATGATAAACTTTTTCTCTACCATCTGAATTAAATCCAGAAGTTACAGCAGGAGCTTGTATGCCTTTTACCTCTGTCCACTCAAAACCTCTTGCAGTAAGAGTACCTGTTATTCCTTTTGAATTAGCTGTTGATTCTCCAGTTCCGCTATAATACATTCTATATTGAGACTTATCTCTAAGAACTACGCTACTGTATTCAAAGTTTGTAGAGCTTGTTAGTATGTCATTTATAAGAGGTTGAATAGGTTTACTAACAGTTCCTAATTCAACATCACCAATTCTTGCTGTACCTGCAATAGTTCTAAATCCATCAGGAGCTAGAAATATCAAGTCACCTGCAAATTCTTGAATAGTTTTACCATCTACACATCCTACATTTTGTGTTACTGGTACAATAGCTATGGTACTAGAATTATTTATATTCTGTAATTTATAGATTGAGTTTCTACAAAATACAAAGAGTTCATTACGGAAAGATTTAAGTCCTACTACTTGATCATCTAATACAATACTGCCAGATCCTGTAGAAGTAAAATCATTTATATCACTTGTACCGCTATAAAAGATTGTGTTCTTTGCTGTAGCTGCACCTGCAACTACTAAGTGTTTATCATGTATCACACAGTATTTAGGATAATGTGTACCGCTTACTGTTATTTCTTCTGCAAAAAAAGTTCTGCTAGTTAATGAATCTGTTCCTGTCATTTTAAATAAGAAAGGTTTGTTATTGGAACTATCATCTACTATAACTATTTCGCCATAGTCTGTATTACCTTCAAAGATTGCAAAGCTTGCTTTATTTTGAGAACTCCTAGTAAGTGAGCTTCTCCCTGTAAAAGTGCTGTAGTTATCTCCTCCGCCTGCAACACTTGCTTTATTTATTTGTAACCAACTGTTACCGTCTTGGCTAAAAAATATGTCAGTAGCTGAACAAGCTATAACTCCGTCTGCATAAACTTCAAGACCTAATATTTGATTAGAACTACTTGGTCTTGTGCCATCACCAAATATAGTGTATCCGTTTATACGTCTATATCCGCCTTTATTAGATACTTCAAAGTTAGATAATCTAGTAGCAACTCCAGGTTTCCCCAAAAGTTCCATTGTATTACTGGACTTATCTAGCCCTCCTTGTAATGCTACTGAAAAGGGTTGTGAAGCTGCCATTAGAAATAAATCCTGTCATCTGTCATACTTTTAGGTTGAGGATTAATCAAATTAGATTTCATACGTTTCATACCTTTCTTATAATCATCTAATGCAAAAGCTGCTTGTTGTAAGTTTTCTTTAAACTGATGAACGTAGTATCTTGTTCTAGCCATGATTACAGAAGCATATTGATCTGGAAAGACTATAGTATCTCCATGAGCAGAAAGTTCTGTAGGTGCAGAGTAAGCATAGAAATGAACATTGTATACTTTGTCTGGGATAGGACTAAGACCAAATTTTCTATGGTCTGGACTACGAATAACAAACTGAGGCTCTCCATGATTCTGAGTATCTGCGTCATCTGCGTTTTCTTGATCTCTTAAATATCTTCTCCAATCTGTTAAAGATATAAATCTTAAACCTTTAGATACATAGGGTGCGGATTCTCCTGATACACTAATTGTTGTAATATAAAAATCATCCCAATCTATAGAAGAATAATCAGTAGTTATACTAGAGCTTCCTGCTTTAAGTGTGTACCATCTTGTTCCTGCTACGGTTGCTACAGTTACATTACCGTAAAAAGGATCTGTTCCTCCGCTAGCTGCGGCAGCAAAGAAAGGTAATTGAGGTTCTTCATTAGCTATGTCATTTAACGCTCTATTAATTGCTTCTCTTACAAAAGCTTGTATTCCTACAGAACTTGAAAAATTTGCAGAAGTTAATTGTACTTCATTTAATTCTCTAAGAACTTCGTTAGTAAGTGTTAAATATGTTGTAGCCATTAGTTACCCTTTTTCTTTTTACCAAATATGCGATCATAGTTATCTGCATATTTTTTCTTTGCTTCACCAGAATATGCTCTACCTAACAATCCTAAGACTCTAGTGCTTTTAGGCTTACTAGAGCCATTTAGGATCATAGGATTTTTATCATTACCTATCTGTGGCATTTTTAATCAGGGGTTGAACCAAGATGTAAAAACTCTACTAGATAAGTAACAGTTGTAGCAGCTGTTGCTAAGTTGTTTGCTAGTGGTTTAAGACGCGCATGAAGTGTTCTAGCTGCAGCACTATACAACGTAGAGGCTATAACAATAGCTTCTGAAGTTGCAGGGCCACCTACTACACCTGCTGTTACTCCTGTACCTACAAAAGCGTTAGCAGCGTGTCCATGTGAGTCTTGGATAATATACAAGGGTGCGTTTGCTGTCCAAGTTACTGCTGATCCACCATCATCTAAGATAGCTTCTTCATCAATAATTTGTCCACCACCTGCTGAAGTACCTAAATCAAAATCAACATCATCACCTGAAGCTCCT